CGCCCGGCTTCAGAAATGATTACCGGCTCATCCTGCAATGGTTCGTCGATGAAATGGAACAGGATGATATCTATTTGTTCAAGTGCGGCTACGACCGATGGAGTGCAGCCTACCTGGTGCAGAGCATGAAAGAGCGTTTTGGCGATGACGTGATGGTTCCGGTAGCACAGGGCAAGCAGACATTATCCGGACCAATGAAGAATCTGGCAGCCGATTTGGCCGCCAAGCGGATTGTTTATGGCAACAACCCAATCTTGAAATGGTGCATGACGAACGTGGCCGTCGATGTAGACCGCAACGACAACATTCAGCCATGCAAAACGTCTAATCCGAGAAAGCGTATTGATGGGTTTGCCTCTTTACTGGACGCCTATACAGCGCTGGAACAGAACAAAGAAGACTACATGAATTTGATTTAGGAGAGTGAAGGCATGATCATCGTAAACAGTCTTGGAAATAAAGCATTTAACCTGGACAAAATAAAAATTATCTTTATCGACGACATGGAATACACCATCAACGCAGTAACGGATATGGGTGACGTTGAAGGAGTCGGAGAACTGGGGAAATATAGAAACTACACAGAGTGCAAGGAAGCCTTTGAAAAATTGATGGATCGTATTTATGATCAGCGCACAGTCGTATATATGCCGGAACGGAAAAGATAATAAGCAGGGCTGAATTATAGCAGAAAGGGGGTGAGAACGTGGAACTAAGAAGTCTATTCAAGTCCATCTTCGGCCTGGGCAAACACAAGGAAAACCTGACCCGGGCGAAGCTGCTGGACGGCTACAGCAATGACTATATGCCCTACGACGGAGAGGCCTATGACAACGCTACAGGCCGCAACTGCATCGACACCATTGCCAGGCACGCTGGGAAATTGCATCCGAAACACATTGTCCGGAAGAATGGCAATATCATCAAAGTAGCCGATGACAAGCTGCAGTATCTGCTCTCTGTCCGGCCAAACTGGCTGATGACAGCATCGGAATTCATCGAGAGGGCCGTTGCGCAGTACTACTGCTACAACAACCTCTTCATCTACATCCAGCGCGATATGCTGGGCAACGTCATGGCCCTGTGGCCGCTCAATTTCAACAACCTGGAGCTCTACGAGGACCGGAGCGGCAACCTCTATTGTAAGTTTACCTTCGGCTCGGGCGATCAAGCGACCGTCCCCTACACGGAGATGATTCACCTCAGGCGTCATTACAACCGTGACGACGTCTTCGGAGACCCGGATGGCCAAATCCTGAAGGAAGACATTGACCTCTTGAAGGCCGTCAAGGTGGCCATCATCAACATCGTCAAAAACTTCAACCGCCTGCGCGGTATCATCCAATGGACCGGTACAGTCCGGCCTGAAGACCAGAAGGCCATGTGGGATGACTTCGTGCAATCCTTCGCCGGACCTAGCAACGGCTCAGGAATCGGCGCGCTGGATAACCGGGGCAAGTTTCAGCAGCTTACGACGGACACACAAACCTTTGATAAGGCCCGTATGGAATTTGCCAGGGATAACCTCTACAAATATTTTGGCGTCAGTGCCAACATTGTGGCAGGAAGCTATACAGAAGAGGAATACCAGGCCTTTTACGAGTCTGTCATTGCCCCCATCGCCATCAAGCTGAGTCAGGAATTCACGGAAAAGATTTTTACGCCAAAAGAAAGAGGCTTTGGCAACGAAGTTGTCTTTGAAGCAAACCGCCTGTCTTACATGAGCACCGAAAGCAAGGTCAAGATAGCTGCGGCTATGATACCGGCAGGAGCTATTAAACGAAACGAAATTCGTGAGTTATTCGGATATGCCGGCCTGCCTGGCAAGGAAGGCGAGGAAATTGTAGTATCGCTGAACTACGTGAAAGCAAAGGACCAGTCTCTTTATCAGACTGGTAAGGATGACAATGATAATGGCGCATCGGAAGGAGGTGATGGGGATGGAGAAGAAGATTGAGTGCAGACGGCTGGCGCTGAGAGCTGCCGACCAGGAAGGCGGAGGGGAAGGCCTCCATGTTGAAGGTTATGCAGCTGTATTCAATGAAAAAACACTGCTGTGGGAATCGCCATATAGTGGGATAAAGTATTACGAAGTCATTGATAGAAACGCTGTTGATGCCAATACGGACATGAGTGACGTTATCCTTAGGTATAATCACTCTGATGCGGCACTTATCCTGGCACGCACGTCCAATGGCTCTATGAAAATTGCAGCCGATGAACGAGGAATCAAGGTAGAGGCCGACATCGCGCCGACAACGGCCGGCAAGGATATCTATCAGCTGATTAAGCGCGGGGACATCAATAACATGTCCTTTGCCTTCACGGTAGACAAGGACGACTGGGACAATGATTCCGCGACCAAAGAGCAGACCAGGACCATCAAGCACATTGACATGATTGTGGATGCCAGCCCGGTGGATTTCCCAGCCTACGATGGCACCAGCATTGCCGCCCGTGGCCATGATGGCATCATCGAAGAGTTGAAGCGCCATGAACAGGACGCGGCACTCCGTGAAAAGCTGATTGTTGAAACGTATCTATGAGAAAAGGAGACAACTATGAATAAGAGACTTTTTGAAATCAGAAGCCGTAAAGAAGAAATCAGAGCCGCGCTCCAGGGTGACGGCAAGGTTGACCTGAAAGCACTCCAGGAAGAACTGAGAAAGCTGGATGCTGAACAGAAAGAAATTGAAGAACGTGACAAAATTGCAGCACAGATTAATCTTGGCCAGAAGCCGGAGGGAATCCAGATGAGAGAAAAACCGATGACAGAACCGAAGACCATTGAAAGCGAAGAATACCGCAAGGCCTTTATGGACTACGTGGTCCGGGGCACGGCAATCCCCGCAGAATTTCGGGCCGTAGCCAATACGACCGACGCAGGCGCCCTGATCCCACCGACGACGCTCAACCGGATCATCGAAAAGGTGCGCACGTATGGCAATATCCTGCCTCTCATTACGCGCACAGCCTATGCATCCGGCTTGGCCATTCCTACCAGTAACGTCAAACCGGTAGCTACCTGGGTAGCAGAAGGCGCAACCAGCCCGCTGCAGAACAAGACGCTCGGCACCACCATCACCTTCAGCCACTTCAAGCTGCGCTGCGCCGTTGCCGTCACGCTGGAAGTAGAATACATGACGCTCTCTGCCTTTGAAGACACCATCGTCAACAACGTAGCCGAAGCCATGGCAGTCGCCCTGGAAGAATCCATCATCAAGGGGACAGGCTCGGGTCAGCCTACAGGTATCATCCACGACCTGGAAAAGGGCACGAAATTGCCTGTGGACAAACTCAAATATGACACGCTCATCGAAGCAGAAGCTGCCCTGGAACAGGCCTATGAAGCCGGCTCTGTATGGGTCATGAGCAAACCGACCTTCATGAAATTCGTCGGCATGGTCGATGCAGACGGTCAGCCTATTGCCCGCGTCAACGCCGGAATCAAGGACGTGCCTGCCCGTACCCTGCTTGGCCGCAACGTCGTCCTCTGCGACTATCTGCCTACCTATGCAGATACCCTGACCAAGACCGACGTCTTCGCCTTCATCTATCGCATGAAAGACTACGTCCTGAACACGAACTACAGCGTGGCCATGAAGGTCTACGAAGACAACGAAACGGATGACATCATCCGGAAGTCTATCATGATCGCCGACGGCAAACCTGTAGACTTCAATTCTCTCATCATGCTCACGGGTAACGTCGGCTAAGGAGGGATAAGTCATGGCCGTAACCTTAGGGCAAGCTAAAAATTACCTGAAGTTAGACGCTGATCTGACCGATGATGACGAACTGATCACGAGCCTGATAGTTGCGGCCCGTGATTATATCCGGTACACGACGGGCAAAACAAGTGCAGGAGAAGATGATGGCCTCTATGACTTGTGCGTAAAAATGTTGGTAGCCCATTGGTACGAAAACAGGACCATCTACAGTGCAAAACCGGGAGCTATCAACGATATTCCGCACTCAGCCACGGCACTGCTGATTCACATTGCACAATGTGGCGCGTATACAGGTGATGCCAATGATTAACGTTGAGATTGGGACGCTGGACAAAAGGGTAACGCTGCTTAAATACACGGAGACAAGAGATGACTATGGTCTGACACATCAGGCCTTAGTAGATGCTATTGGTAATAGTGTATGGGCACGAATAGAACCAGCACGAGGGAAAACGTACTATGAGCAATACCGGGACAAGGTAGAAATGATTACAAAGGTAACTATCCGGTACAGGCCAGGCATCACAACAGACATGTTAGTAAAGTATGGCCAGACCATCTACAAGATAACTTCTGTCGTGGACCCATATGAGGCGCATGTAAAGCTTGAATTAATGTGTAACCGTAAACAGGCAGGTGATGTGGATGTCAATGACACTTGAGGAATTCATTGCCAGGCTAGAGACTATGCAACGGGAATATCCAGCAGATGCTGGGGAAACCTTGGAAAAGGGCGCTAAACGCATGGTCAGAGCGTTAAAAAAAGCGACGTCGGAAAGCGGCAGGAAAAAGAGCAGCCGGCAGCACCTGAAAAACCGCTGGAAGCTGAAGATGGTAGACAAGATGGACGCGCAGCCTGTAGCCAACATCAAGAACACGGCACCACATTACCATCTGGTAAACAGGGGCGTGCAAAATCCGAAGGATGCGCATGGGAATCCGAAACCGGAATGGCACGCCGCGTTAAATCGTCATGTGAAATTCTTTGAAAATGCAGTAGATGCAAACTGGGATAAAACCAGAAAAAGCATGGAAAAGGATTTCTACAAGAGAGTGAGGGAAAAGCTTGAGTGAGATTGTAAGACAGGCGCAGGTCATGAAGACCGTCGTATCGATGCTGACAACGGAATTTAATTGTCCGGTATATTCTGACGAGGTACGGGAACACTTCAAGAAACCTTGCTTTTTCATCAGCGGAAACTCCACCATGACGCCGCAAACACTGAACTGGGTAGACAAGGAACTGCGGATTACACTGGACTACTACGCTAAAGACAACGAAAAAAATGAAATTACGTATATGGACGTAATCGATCGCGTGCAAAGCCTGTTTGCTGTTGGCATTGATGCGGGTGAGCGAAATCTGAAGATAGATGAGGTAGAAGATGATCGTGTAGGCGAGGAAGATGATGTACTGAGCATTACGCTCACTATCCTCTACAAGGAACGGGTCAATAAAGCGGCCTCTACAGCAGAAACAGCAGATACAGTCAGCATGAGCATCAATCACAACGCCGGGCGCGCTGACAAAGAAACATACGGCGCGGTTATTACAAAAGAGACAATTTAGGAGGTAAAATATGGCAAAATTAGGTATGCCTTCTGTGCAAATCAGCTTCCTTGAAGCTGGCATTGAAGCAATTGAACGTAGCCAACGCGGTATTGTCGCACTGCTGCTGGAAGAACCACAAGATACCATTACCAAGCTGCTGACTGATCATCAGGATGCTTCCAGCACGACGACCATCAGCGCCATTACCAATCCGTTTACGGTTTATACCACGGATGACATTCCAACGGAACTGACGGAAGATAACAAGGACTACATCACAAAGGCCTTGCTAGGCTACACAAAAGCACCGTACCGGATAAAAGTATATTTGCAGGCGACGGACGAAAGCCAGGCAGACACAGCAGACAAGTTTGCAGCTACCTTGAACACGCTGTCTACAGATCGCTGGGATTACCTGGCTATCCCTACAATCGCTTCGGCACAGCTTGAAAGTGTTACAACCTGGATTAAAACGAACCGGGACAATAAATTTAAACGCTCTAAGGTAGTTTTACCGGGAGAAGCAGCTGACTACGAAGGTGTTATTAATTTCAGTAACACGACCATCAAAACAGCCGGCAAGACGTATACAGGCGCACAATATACGCCTCGTATTGCCGGCCTGATTGCAGGTACACCGCTGACCATCAGCGCGACTTATGCACCACTTCCGGAAGTCATTGACTGTGACCGTCATTCCGTTGATGAAAATGACGAAAAAGTAAATAAAGGCGAATTTTTCATTTTCTTCGACGGTGAAAAATTTAAGATGTCGCGTGCCATGAACAGCCTGGTAACGACGACACAGGGAAAACTGGAAGCCTATCAGACGATTAAGAGCCTGGACATTATGGATGCCATTTACGATGACATTAAAAAGACAGCACAGGACAATTATATTGGGAAGTATCCCAATGATTATGACAGCAAACAGCTTCTGATCAGTGCCATTACAGGCTATTTACGCGAACTGGAATACGGCAGACTGCTGGAAAAAGGCTACAGCAAAGTAGATATTGACGTCGAAGCCGTCAAGAATTATCAGATTAGCCATGGCCTGTATACGGCAGACCAACTGGCGGACATGACAGATTTGGAAATTAAAAAGCTGGATACGAAGAAATTGGTATATCTCAAAGCAGATATTAAAATCCTGGACGCTATGGAAGATATTGTTCTTCCTATCAATATTTAGCGGAGGTGATCCTAAATGGAAGCAATGAATGCACAACAGGTAATGTCCGGGACAGAGGGTGAAGTTTGGATTAATGACCAGTATATGGCGCAGGTAACTGCGTTTAAAGCGGAAGTCACTCTCGTGAAGGAAGAAGTAAACCAGGTAAAAAAACGGGGAAAGCAGTATAAAGTAACAGGCTGGGAAGGAAAAGGAACAATCAAGATGAATCATGTATCTTCGTACATGGTGCAGATTATGGCCGACAACATCAAAAATGGGCACCAGACGGTTTGCACGATCGTCGTCAAGCTCTCGGATCCGGATGCCATTGGTGATGAACGTGTCGTTATTCGTGATGCTACCTTCGACAAGCTCACGCTTATGGATTGGGAAGCGAAGAAACTCACCGAAGATAACTATGACTTCACGTTTACGGACTACGACATTCTCGACGCAGCCGAAGAATAGGAGGAACTATGAATTTAGCTGAAGCATTACTGGCCGCAGATAAAGGGAAACTGACTGCGGCGGCAAAAAAAACGTATGAAGTAAAAAGGCTTTCTGAGTTACTTGGGGAGCCTTTTATATTGGATCTGCAGCAAATTCCCAATCAACGGGTACAGGAAATCAAGGAAAGCGCCATTTCCTATAATGGAGAAGACACGAAAACAGATGAAGAAAAGCTGTGCATGGGGTTTATCTGTGACGGGATCGTCAACAAGGACTTCAACAACAAAGAGCTGCTGAAAGCCTATGGCGTGGCCACGAAGAAAGAACTCTTCCTGAAACTGTTTAACGCAGGTGAACTCCTGAAGATCAGCGGTGAA